TACAAGAATCGTATTATCGATCCCATTCATTCTCGTTGTGCAGTTATTGATTTTAAGATCAATGGTTGCAAACAGAAAATGGCTGCTTCACTAATGAAGCGCATTGAATATATTCTTGAAATAGAAAAAGTAGAATATGAAAAGCCAGTTCTCGCCGCACTCATCACAAAACATTTTCCTGATAACCGTAGAATTCTAAATGAATTACAAAGATATTCCGTATCTGGTGTAATTGATAAAGGTATTCTTGGTAGTGTTGCGGATGTTGATTTGTCTAACCTCATCAAAGCATTGAAAGAAAAAGATTTTTCATCTGCTCGCAAATGGGTTACAAATAATTTGGATAATGACCCAACAAAACTATATCGAAAATTATATGAAGGTCTTTATGAAGTTCTAAAGCCTCAATCTGTGCCTCAACTGGTTCTTATCTTGGCCAAGTATCAATATCAGGCAGCTTTTGTTGCTGACCATGAAATCAATACTACAGCCTGTTTAACTGAAATTATGGTAGATTGTGAGTTCAAATAATGAAAAGAAATATCCTTTTTGAAATTCTACTTGAACCCGAAGATTTTATTCCTTTAATTATGAATGAATTGAATAATGAAGATTTTCATACTGTATATATTAAAGAGAATACCGATCACGGATTTTCAACGACCGTTAAATTGCCTAGTCAAGGAATTTACATAATCTATAAAAATAAAGAACCAATTTATATTGGTTGTTCTACCAATTCGATACACTCTCGAATTGGTAGATTTATTGCTGGTGTTCGTGGAACAGAAAGATTTGATGAAAATCATTCAGCAGCTTATAAGTATATTGAAGTGTTTGGTCGAGATTTGACTGATATTAGTATAAAATCAGTTCCATTACAACCTTCAGATTTGCCAGATTATTTGGATGTGGAATCTATTGAAAGAGCTTTGATACTAAAATTAAAACCTCTTTTCAATAATGAAACTCATTATGATTATGTTTTTGAGAAGGGTGTAAAAGTATTCTCATCAAAAGAACAAAAAGATGCCAGATTTATTTAAAGAAATTATACCCTCCATTCTACAGACCAAAAAGAATCCTTTTAGGGACGAATTGGATCTAAAGGATTATAACGGTTTTGTCGTTAACCGTGCATTGTCATACCACATGGATTGTGTACTTTATGTTAATGAGATGAATAAGAACCCTGGACTGTCACCAGATTTACAGTTCCAGTACCTTCTAAATACCATTAGGCCGATGAAACGGAAATTCGAACCGTGGCAGAAAGCATCGGTCCATAAAGATCTAGAATGTGTCAAACAGTATTTCGGTTACTCTAATGAGAAAGCCAAAGAAGCTTTGCGTATTCTAAATGATGAACAAATCGCTGAGATAAGAAAAAGAACAGACAAAGGCGGAATGAAAAAATCATGATTTCGATTACAGATTTAATAGAAGTTACATTAGAAGAAAAAGATGATTTCTTGAAGGTGCGTGAAACTCTTACTAGAATCGGTGTGGCTTCCAAAAAAGACAGAACTTTATACCAATCTTGTCATATTCTCCACAAACAAGGAAGATATTACATAGTACACTTCAAAGAATTGTTTGCCTTAGATGGTAAACCTAATGACATTTCTGAGAACGACCTTTCACGCAGAAACGCCATTGCTAAATTACTTGAAGATTGGGGCTTAGTAAATATTGTCAACCGCAGTAGCGTGGAAACACCACAACCAATATTCCTTTCACAGATTAAGATAATCTCTCATAAAGAGAAGGAAGACTGGAATCTGGTTACCAAATATAATATTGGTAAAAAACCAGGAACTTATTGACAATTAGTATAAATACTGATATAGTATATGTGCCGTGCCTATTGGGCGGCAATTTTGATTAACTCGCTTAACCAAGGAGAAACTTATGAAACAGTACCTCAACACGGCTATTGATTCGGTTCAATACGCCAAAACTCAATTCCTTAACACATTTGTAAATGAAGAAATCATTCGTGAGCCACTACAACTTTTTGTAGATGCTCAGGCACAATTCGCTCGTCAAATGGTTCACGCCTCTGATGTTTTTATTGATTCTGCCACAAAATATGATTTCGCTGGTGCTTTCGAAAAAGCATTCAAACCTTTCAAATCAGCTGTTTAAGGAGATATATTATGACTACATTCCCTAGCCTTATTGACTATTCAAAAACTTTGCAACCTTTTTCTATCGGTTTTGATAAGTTTTTTGATGAAGTATCACAAATGACAACTGAGATTGGTAAAAAAGCAATTGCAAATTACCCACCTTACAATATCAAACAAGTTGAGAAAAACAAATACATTATTGAATTGGCAGTAGCAGGTTTTGCCAAATCTGATATTGAAGTCACATTAGAGGGTAATAAATTGGTTATCAAAGGTTCCGCAAAAGAAGATGAAGATGCTGATCAATACTTCTATAAAGGAATTGCTAACCGCAACTTTATTCGCACGTTTACATTGGCAGACAAAATTGAAATTAAAAATGCCGAAATGGTAAATGGTATGTTAAAAGTTTGGTTAGAAAATCTGGTACAAACTCAAGATGCCATTAAGAGGATTACCATTAACGGTGATGAGTAATTGGTAATAATACGGAGAGGTACTTGACATACCTCTCCTTTTGTAGTATCATTATATTATGAAAAAAGTGAAAACTCCTACCATTTTAACTGTTCGTACCAAAACGAACCAGCAGACCTATTATACTTGGTCACATTGGCCGTCAAAAAATATTGACGGCATCACTTTTATTCCTGTTAATAAATTTATTCCAAATAATGATTCTTTGAAAGAAGTTCATTATATTAAAAAAGATAATATTGAGTATGTCAAATAAAATTTTAAATTATTTGAGATATTCTGGTTTCAATATAACTTTTAAATGTAATCCTTTTCATTGGCGAGTTGATGCATATATAACGAAATCTGATGAATGGCTTATTGATAATGATACTGTGGTTATTGAAATGTTATGTTTAACTTTTAGAATTTGGATTGATGACGGTTATTGGTGATTCTGCGTCTGTAGCTCAATTGGTTAGAGCAGCGGACTCATAATCCGTTGGCTGGGGGTTCAAGTCCCTCCGGACGCACCATTTTATTATGAAACAAAAATATATTGACGCATACATGGATGTTGCACACCGCTTTGCTCAGTTATCAACTGCAAAGCGTTTACAGGTAGGTGCAATTATTGTCAAAGATGACAGGATCATTTCCATTGGTTATAATGGTATGCCTGCCGGTTGGACAAACGATTGTGAATACCGAGATTATAGATCACCATACGAACATGAATTCCGTGAAGAAGATGGCACAAGTTATAATCTAAAGACCAAACCAGAAGTCATCCATGCAGAAGCCAATGCGATTGCGAAACTCGCTAAAGGTCCTGAATCAGGAGACGGTTCCACGATGTTCCTAACCCATGCCCCGTGCATAGATTGTGCGAAACAAATCTACACCTCTGGAATTAAAAAGGTTTACTTTCGAAAACATTACCGTGACAGCCACGGAATCGAGTTTTTGAAACAATGCAACATAGAAGTAGAAATTTCACCTGGTGAAATTAATTAGTCAGATAAATAATGTATATCAAGGGAAAGGACCTTAGATGAAACTCAGCATCGTTAAATGTCCTGATAAAGAACGCTTCCGTCCTTACGTGAAGCGTGCAGCTCTCTTTTATGCCGAAAATTTGTTATCTAAGAAATTAATGGATAATATCTATGTACAAATCAAGTTTAATGATAAAATAGATGTGTATGGATATGCTAGTGTTGAAGAATACAATGATTCTGGAAAACCAAGAGAATTTTTAATTGAATTGAATCCAGGCATTGGTGCAAGAGATATTTTAGAAACACTCGCTCACGAAATGGTTCATGTTAAACAATATGCCTATTCTGAGATGAATGAATCATCAACCCGTTGGCGTGGTACTAAAGTCAACGTGGATAATATGGATTATTGGTTCGAA